AAAAGCCTCCTTGGGCAAGCCCTCCTTAGTCCTAGGTAGCCCTTCTTTTACGGTCATAATCTACCTCACCCCCTTTATCCCCCTCATGCTAAGAATACATCTCCCTATTATGGAGAGGGGGAACTATTTTGGAAGAGGGGCTTCGCCCCTCTTAAACTCCCGTTAATCAGGGACCGTAATCGGTTGTTTCAGATACCGGCGGGTAGTAGGGTTTATAGAGTGAGCTAACCCTGATCCGGTTCCTTCTGCCCAGCCTCTTAAGCTCGACCTTAAAGTAGTCGAGCTTCTCCCTGCCCCAGGCAAGGAACTCTCTGGGACTGGTTCCGCCACCGACATTAACCCTATTGATGGCATAGATAGCCCATTCAACAGCGGCATAGCCACAAGCGCCGGTAACCACCAAGTCCTCGTGCTTGGCAGGGATGGTAGAGCCACTAGCATCAAGGGTATGGAGCTTGCCATAATAGATATAGGCATTCGAGCCATCGGGGACATCATCCCCAAGGATGGTCAAGGTATCTTCCCACAGACTAAAGCGCTGGTACCGCTTGGGGAACTTATCCACCGGGTATTCTACAGCTTCAACCATAATTCTATCGGTTATGGTAGATATATCTAGCTCCCTGGAGCCTGAAGTGGTCGCTTTGGTTGACTTCTGCTCATAGGGAATAGCCTCTGAGAAGTCTTTTACCGCATGGGCAATATGCCTATCCAGCTCATCATTGGTCCAGCGGTAATTGTCCTCATCCTCGTCGTGCAGGTCACGCCTGACTATGGTTCTCATCTCGGTTAGGTTCATAATGACTGCTCCTCTAGTTTTCTGACCTCAACTCTATCCAGCTTGGTGCAAGGTAAGCCCTCATCATGCCGGCAAATCTCTAAATCGCAGAAGGCTATTTCCTCATTATCGGCGCCCTCATTGATGCTAGCCGCCTTATCAGATAAGTTTTTGGCGTAAGCCATTAGAGCCCGGGCATCCGCTTCATTATCAAAGGACAAATCCAGTCTTACTCTGTATTTCATAGCTAACACACTCCAAATAGATGTTTTTCTTGGTTAAAGTGATTCTGTATCTCAAGAGTACTCAGCAGCCTCCTGTAGATTGTAACAAGAGCGGACAAGCCACCCCAAAAGGTACTCGTACCATCTCCGCTACTTGCTATCTTTACACTGCCAACTCCGCCATAACCTGAAACAGTACCGGATGTGCCAACACTTACGCCATTCACAAAACCCTCGTATGTTCCTGTTGTTTTATTCCAAGCTAAAACGAGATGGTTCCATTTTGTTCCATCAAATCCCGTTGGAGCAGCTAATGTTACAGACCTCATCCAAAACAAAGAGGTTGTTTGGCTCTCCATGATAATCCAATCAGAAGAATAGGGGGCTATAGTGTGTGACTGAGAAGCGGCATACCTTCGGTCATCATAGCTTGCCTTAAACCACCCTTCGATTGTAAAATCTCCACCACCACTCAAGTCGGTGCTTAAACCAGCATCAACATAATCGTCCAAGGCATCAAAACTTAGGCACCAAAGCCCACTGGGTAATCTCGTCCAAGTGGCCCCTGTTATCGTGCCGTGATTACCATAAGGGCTACGGTCATAGATTTTGCTGGCGCCACCGGGCAGTCCCGGCAGACAAAGAACGCAGCCCAGCTCTGGCGGATTGAATACTAAGTCCTCTCTATCAAGTAAGGTCTTCATTATTCACCTCACGAGGCGGAGTATTTTACCCTGACACAGCTTGAGTTCTTAATCTTGGCTCGCCCCTCATTAGCCTCGTTGCACTGGATTATCAGCCTTACCTCAAAAGGTAGGGAATCGAAATTAGCTACCGGGTTGAAGCGACCACTGCGGGTCTCTTCAACATAGGTCGTTCCGATGTCAGTCTTGGTAACGGCGCTGTGAAGGTCAACCCAGGTTCCCCCTTTGTTTCTTGCCTGCCATTTATAGGTAAGGTCAGCCGTAGCCGATGAAACCGCTCTGAAAGCAGCGGTTAAGCCGAACTCGACCTCAATCATAGACCCCAATGCCGGTGGCTTAATGGTAACGCTTTCCACTTCAACATCAACATCCGCCATGGTAGTGTCCTTCTCGGCAGACCATTGAATACCGTCTGCAGTCAAGTCACCCTTAGCAAATGGATACTCAGTGTGCTCTATTACTGCAAGTCCCATGATTTACCTCCTTTTTCCGGATAGGAGGTTGGGGTTCTTATTCCCCAGTCCTCCTATCCCTTATACAGTCTATTATTACGCTGTGCTGTCAGGCCGGCTGTTCAAGAAGAACAAGACCTTGGTAGCGCTAAGGGCTACGCCTATAACAGTATTAGCATCACCACTGGTAGACGGTGCCGTTTGGGTAATCTTCCCATTATCCGACCCCTCAGCCACGTAGGCATAGCCGCCTGGTGTAGCCCCGGAATAACCGCCAACCACCGGGTTAGCCGATACCGGGACCTCCCCGCCGCTCTCGCCATCAACCAGAGCCACCAGCCTGCCCTGGATAACTGAACCAACGGTGGCCAGCGCTCTCTTCCAACCGCTGCTGTAACCCAACACGTCACCACCCTTACAATCCTCAGCCAGTGTCACTTTTCCCGGTTCGGTTCCCCGGCCTGAATCTAGGATAACTCTTCCCGTTCCTGGGTCTGAAAAAGCCATGTTAAACCTCCCACGTTTGATTAACTGGGGGGTGATTCAAGGTTCACCCCCCAAACCTGTTTAGTCTTGGACGCCGATTAAGGCAGCTACCTTGATAGAGCTAAACAGAGCTAACGAGACATACCACTTAATCCTGGTTCTGGTGGCATCCTTAGTCTCCAGTGAACCGATAGGCTCCACAGTGAGATGACCAGGTGCCGTCAAGCCACAGAGTGCTCCTTCCCCAAACTGAACGGCATAGATTGTGGAACAGTTGCCACCTGTAGTGGCTGTCTCAACGCTACCGCTGACCACATGGGTATCCAGTATCCAGTCATTGACCCCGATTGGGATACCATCCCAGAACTGGACGAAATTACCCCACTTATCCCGGTCGGTCTCCATCATACTGCCAACGGCTCTGACCAGGGCATTAATCTTACGCCTTGACCTTCGGCTCATAAGTAGCATATCAGGCTTACCGCCCTTTACCGCATCAATAACCTCATCAAGCATAGACAGGGTTAGACTAGCTCCGGTAGCTCCAGCGGCAATCACCTGGTCGCTGGCGGTAGTGGTATCAATGAGCTTTCTTAGACCGTCAAACTGCTTAGCATTGGTCGCTGAATCACCATAGATAAAGGTCTCCCCAAACTTATCTCTCAGCGCCTTGGCCTTAAGTTCAACCACGGCTGCCTCTAAGTCCTGAAGATTACTTCTGGTTGCCTTAAGGAAGTTATCTACATCGGCATCACCACCCATAATCTTCAGGTTTGCCGTTATCTGCTCGAAGGTTGGTGTTGATTCCGCCCAGGTATCGCCGACATCATAGAAATCGATACTGGGCAGGGTCTTCTCCTGGTTATAGGTTAAGCCATTACCCGCGATTTCAATGAAGGGCATTTGCCGCAGTATTGGCGAATCCTTAACCATAGTTTCCACCACTCCTTGAAGTAACATATCGTTGGATAGTTTACTCGCCTCAGCTAATGTTAACGCCATTTACCTTTTACCTCCTATTGCGTATTGGATTTTCTCTCGCGGGGATAGAGCTGACAGGTCGGTTGGAGTCCTCTCCGGGGCTCCGGCAGGCACCTTAGCCGATGCCATTTCAGCCTCCAGTCCCTGCCTTACCCTACCCACAATGCTCTTGGCTTTCTCCAGAGAAGCATTAATGTCATCAATGCTATCTCCGGTTATCATCTCCTCAAGCACCTCGGGATTTGCTTTTACTACCAGAGCTTTATAGCTTGATACCGACTGGGTCAGTTTCTCGTCTCGCTCAGCCACAACCAGCTCGAGCTCAGAGACGCTGGCATTAGCTTTAGCTAACTCCTCCTCTTTTTGAGCTACCAAGGCCTCAAGCTCAATAACCCTGGACCTGACCTGTTCTAACTCCTCCCCGGTGTCATCCTGGTTCTGCTCATTTTCCGGAATCTCCGGAAATCCTGATTCTTGGGGTAAATTCTCATCTGGCAAAGCAAAACACCCCCTTAAAATTATTCTTCAACGCCCTCTGCCTGGGACTCTACAGCCCTCTCTCTCGCTATGCTCCTGGTGGATTTGGCGTTAAAGTCTTTATTCATCCTGAGGATCATCCCTCTCTCCTCAAGCCATCTATCAAACTCTATCTCTGGTTCCTTGACCCCAAGCTCGTCCATAGCCCTACGCCTTGAATGAATGCCACTTTGGATAAGTGTCTGCTCATTAGAAACTAGCCTTGTCATATCCTGGGGTAGTACCGGACCCCACACTACTCGTAAACGGTTATCTCCAAAGCTCTCACCCTGATACTTCTCCAGCAGCCTGAGAATCATCCTGTTTCTGTGGTTATAGACTGCAGTTCTAATAATCCTCTTTCGCCTCACCTTCTGCAAAAGCGGGTGAAGCTCAATCTCCATGGCTACCCCGGACAAGTCTCTCTCGGTGCCGCCAAAGGCAGCCCTGGGTGATTCCGATATATCGTGCAGAGTCCGATACAGCAAATTGATGTAATCTATGTGCAGCCTGACCCCACCACCCTGAAGTAGGTCGAGCAAATAGGCTTTAGCATCCTCAGGTACATTCCACACTGCTCCCGGTCTAACGGCAATATCCTTGGATTCCTCAACATTCTCCAGGACGGCAATAGGGTTACCTGATAGCTCCAATATTCTTGATAGCTGCGACATTGCCCGATTAAGCTCTCTTTGGCTCTCTGTAATCTGATGCAAATCAGATATGCCCCAGAACTTCTTGGGCTCCCTCAGGTTAGGATAGATAACGAAGGGGATAAATCCATAGGGATTGGGCTTCTTTTCAATCAAAGCATTATCCAGGTAAAGCTCAAACTCTGTGTCTGTCCACAGCTCAATAATGGTAGCCGTTTTGCTCTTAGGCTTTACCCGGTAGAGGAACCCGACTTCCTCGGCTGATAGGCTATACTTAGAGGCCACTCTCCATACTCGGGAGGTATCATCCCCCAGCCACCAGGTATAGAGTCCCTGAACATCGGGAGTGGTTATCCTGACCTGCTTGGCTTCAGAA